TACAAACGGCTACATGATGCTATTGATATTATGAAAGCAGAGCAGAAACAAACTCGAGCAGTTCGTAAACCCAAAGTTAAGAGTGCTCAGGATCTTGTCAAGAAGCTAAAGTTTAAGTCTAGTGATAGTGCGTTTGGTATTGCTAGTATTAATCCTAGTGAAATTGTAGATGCTAATGCAGTGATTGTGTTTAATACTAAAAACCGTAAACTTGGTATATACTATGCAGAAGAAAATTGTACTATCACAGTCAAAGGGACTACACTGCAATTCTATGATGAGAAGCGAAGTGTACAACGAACTGTGCGTAAGCCAGACGAGATTCTACCACAGTGGAAGAAAGTTACTAGACATAAAGTACCAACACAGTTCGACTACCTAAAGACAACGGAGACCAAACTCAACGGACGCTTCAATGACGATACTATCATTCTAAAAGCATTCAAATAAATACTTGTATGTAGGAACGGATAAATATTATTATGGCAAAGAGAAATGATTTAACAAGAGAAATAGAACTACGTTTAGGCGGACAGATGGTGGATGTTGAACTCGACCCTGAACACTATTCGTTAAGTATTGACAAGAGTTTTGACAAGTATCGACAACGTAGTGAAAACAGTGTAGAAGAAGCTTTTGTTCCGTTAGCTGTGGCAACGGATACCAGCGAATACACACTAGATGATAGTGTGGTTGATGTATATGATATCTATCGACGCGGTAGTGGAACACTAACAGGTAATGGTGCTGACATTGAACCATTTGAGAGTGCATATCTCAATAGCTATTTGTTAAACTCTGGCAGAGCAGGAGGCATGGCAACATTTGATGCACTTGCACAGCACAGAGAAACACTAGGTAAAATGTTTGGTGAACAAATCATGTTTACTTGGAATACTGTTACTAAGAAATTATTTTTACAGAGAAAAATTAAAGCAATAGACACTTACTATCTACATGTGTACAAGCACCGTACTGATGAGGAACTACTAAAAGACCCTTACAGTGGTCCTTGGTTAAAAGAGTATGCACTTGCACAAGCTAAACTTATGTTAGCAGAAGCCCGTGGCAAGTTTAATACTATTGCAGGTCCACAAGGCGGTACTAGTCTTAATGCTGATGCACTACGTAACGATGCACAAATGTCATTGGACAAACTAGAAGACGATCTTAAATATTATGCTGAAGGTCAAATGGGTCTTGGTATAATAATAGGATAGTAATATGAAAATTTACGAAGTTATAAAGCTAGGTGGGAAACCAAAAAACAATACTGAACAATTTTTACAGGATTATTATGCTAATACAGAAAGTCATCCATTTAATGCCAGGGTAAGAATTTACAACGGCGCCATGTTAGAAATTGGCCCGTGGGATAACGAAATACACATCAGTGATATTACAAGTACTGCACCGAGAAGTGGTGCTGGTACAGCAGGTATGAAATTTTTAACATCACTAGCAGACAAGCATAATGTTAAACTGGACCTTACTGCTAAAGCATATTCAAACGACCCTGAGAGAATTGGCGATACTGAGCAACTAGCCAGATGGTATCAACGACTTGGGTTTCAAGTTGATCCAGACAACATGCCTGACGATGACTTAGATGACTTCGAAGGCCTTGACCAAATTGATATGAAATACTGGCCCGGCACAATATAGGTTGACATTTTTCAAAATTTACGCTAAACTGTAAAGAACAAGAATTTACGGAGTAACGTATGATAATAGGAATATGTGGATTAATTGGTAGCGGTAAGGGAACTGTTGCAGATATTTTAGTCGAGAATCACGGATTTGAAAAACTAAGTTTTGCCGACAAACTAAAAGATGGCGTAGCAACTGTGTTTGGTTGGGACAGAGATCTACTTGAAGGTGATACTGACCGTAGTAGAATCTGGCGAGAAAAAGAAGATACATTCTGGACCAAAGAAACTGGCAATCTCATTACCCCTAGATTAGTACTACAACTGTTCGGAACTGATTGTATGCGTAATGGGTTTGATGATAGCATATGGGTAAGTCTTGTTAAACAGCGTATAATGGAAAAACCTGGACACGATTGGGTAATACCCGATGTGCGTTTTTCTAATGAGATGGATATGATACACTTAGTAGGAGGTCAAGTTTGGCAAGCTAGGCGCGGAGATTTACCAAATTGGTTTGTAGAATGTAGAGATAATAATATTAATCCTACAGATGTACACCCCAGCGAGTGGGCATGGATACTTCCAGACACACAATTCAATCATATCATATATAATGACAGCACATTAGAAGAACTATTGGTAAAAGTTAAAGAAATTATTAAGTACTAGGTTAACCTGCGTAACCCCCTAGATATATAGTGGTCTTGGTAAATACTACTAGCAAATTATACTTAGAGGAGCGATAATATGGCATTAGTCTCAGCAGGTGTTGAAGTTAGTGTAGTAGATGAGAGTGCTTATGGTGCCCCAGGTGCTGGTACAGTACCACTACTACTAATTGCAACACAACAAGATAAAACAGATCCAACTGGTAGTGAAGCAGATGGTAAAGCCAAATATACTAAATCGGCACAAGCAGGCAACGTAATTAAAGTTACTAGCCAACGTGAGCTATCACAGTATTTTGGTAATCCAACTTTTACTAAAAATGGAACAACAGTTGTACAAGGCAGTGAAACCAGCGAATATGGTTTGATGGCAGCATACAGCTACTTAGGACAAGGCAATCAAGCATATATTGTTAGAGCTAACCTTAATCTAAAGCAATTAGAAAATAGTGCAACTGCACCAACAGCAGCGTATACTACTGCTAATACATTGTGGTTAGACACAGACGCTAGTAAGTATGGTATCCACCAGTGGAATTCCACAACTAGCAAATGGGTTAACAAAATTCCAGCAATTGAAATTAACGCAGACGACGGTTCAGATATTGCTGGTGGTGTACACACGCCAACCACAGCCGCAAGCGGTGCAACAGACGGAACATTCCTAGTTGTAGTACACGTTGATAACGAGATAGCTGTCACAGCCGCACGTCAAATGAGTATTGAATACTTTTATGGTGTAGCTAGTGGATGGGAAGTTATGAACAGTGACAGTGACATGACTGGTGCAGTTCAAGTAGACTATGATGAACATTATCAAGCTCCGACAAGTCCAGCAAATAATGATGTTTGGATTAAAACAACACGCCCAGGTAACGGTTTAGCATTATCACTAAACACACACAATGGTACAGTATTTACAACAGCCATAGTACAAGGTATTAGTACTACACAAGCTGATGGACTAGGCGCTATTGGTGACTTTGTGGCACAAGACGGTTCAAGTGCAACTGCATTAACAGTTTCAACAGCTATAGTAGGTGCTTATTTGTTAAACCAAGAAGCTAAAACAAAAGGTTGTATCATTATAGATTCTGTAAACGCAAGTGGTGCACCAAACCAAATAACCAATACTACAGTATTAGCACAAGCTGCAACACCAACTGGCACACTAGCCTCTGGAACATATTGGTTTAATAACACAATCAATAGTTTAGATTTGTATGTAGTAAAAGCTGGTCAATATGAACCAATAGCTGCTGCGAATGCGAAGTATTCAGCAACTGCTCCAACAGGCGCTGGTGCAAACGATGTATGGATAGACACCTCACTAGCGGCAGAGAACCAAACCAATGAACGTGCTTATCCAAACATTAAAGTGTATAATGGTAGTGCATGGATACAACACACAAACACAGATCAAACCAGTACTACTGGTGTATTGTTTGCTGATATTGCTGACAAAGCTGCAGATGCATCTAACAGTGGTAATGCTACAGTTATTACTGGCGCACCACAGCCAGCCGTATATCCAGCAGGTATGATAGTTGTTAACATGGGACAAAGTAGCAATACTGTAAGAGCTTATAACACTACAGTATCCAAATGGAGAAATGGCGCAAGCAATCATGCAGATGGTAGCGGATCGTTTGGTAGATTTGCACAACGTAAAGTTGTTGCAACTGCAATCCAAGCAGTAGCGTCAGGTGCAGATCTCAGAGATCCACAATACAAGTATAGCTTGATTGCGGCTCCGAACTATCCTGAACTAACTGACGAAATGGTTACACTTAATAGTGATAGAGGCGAAACAGCGTTTATTATTATTGATACACCAATGCGTAAGAATCCAACAGATGTAATTAATTGGACAAACAACAGTGGCAATGCAACAGAAAATGGCGAAGATGGCTTAGTAACAAAGAACACATACAGTGCAGTTTACTATCCAAGTGGAAATACTACAGAACCTGTTGAAGGTAAGACTGTAGCAGTTCCTGCAAGTCATATGGCACTATACACATATGCATATAACGACAACATTAGTTTCCAATGGTTTGCTCCAGCAGGAACTACAAGAGGTGTTGTGCAAAATGCTACTAGTGTTGGACACTTAACAACTGAAGGTGAATTCAAAGCAATTAGTTTAACACAAGGACAACGTGATGCGATGTACACTGCTAAGTTGAATCCAATTGCAACCTTCCCAGGACAAGGTACAATAGTATTTGGACAGAAAACATTACACAGTACAGCAAGTAGTTTGGACAGAGTTAATGTTGCACGTCTGGTTGCTTACCTACGTGAAAGATTTGATGACATTGCTCGTCCATTCTTGTTTGAGATTAACGATGCACAAACAAGAGCACGGGCTAAAGTAGTGTTTGAAAGATTCTTATCAGACATCCTTAGTAGACGAGGTCTCAATGACTTTGCAGTAGTATGTGATGAAACTAATAACACAGCGGCAAGAATTGATCGTAATGAATTCTATGTTGATGTTGCTATTGAACCGTCAAAAGCGGCGGAATTCATCTATGTTCCAATTAGATTGGTAAACACAGGATCACTTTCTACTACTAGTTAAAAAAATTAACAGAATACTTAATGGGCGGCTTCGGCTGTCCATTTTTTTTGGCACAATTTCGCTAAATACTAACAGTAAGAAATAGCCGGTATTATGAGGAGATTAAGATGGCAGTTATCACAACACTAGGTGTACCAGACAACACAGGCAACACCACAACAATTATGCCCAAGCTACAATATCGTTTTAGAGCGACATTT